TTCATCCATATCTGGAATTAAATTAAACTTACGAGAAAAGTTATCTATACGCTTGTTTATAGAATAGACAGAGAATTTATTTACTCTCTTGGCTTCTTCTGCCTTAATCCTTAAAGCAGTTCTTTCAGCAGCCTCTGCTACTGTTTCATCACCACGACCAATAAGAGATTGTAATGCTGCTTCTTGAGTAGAGATACCACGAGCATCAGCTTCATCAAATACTATATTGCGTAAAAAGTCTGTTGAGTCATCATTAAGACTAAATGCTCTTGTACCTTTAGTGTATAGATCTACACGCTTCTTGCGGAAAGCGCTTAGTCTAGGCATAACCTTAATTTGTAATCCTGCTTGACCGTAGAACAATGGTTCAATACGTTCAACATTTGATAGGAAAGCCTTAGCAGTATTTACATCTAATACGCCATCCATATCATCTTTAGCAAACTTAATAAGTGCATCATCTACACCATTAGCACCAAGGGCTGGATTAAGTCTACGTAGGCGAGTAGTCGCCTCACCGACCTCAATTGCTTTTTCAGAAGCACGAGCCTTAACTAAGTCATCTAGACCTTTAGTATACTCAGTCCAGAATCTACTAACGCTGTCATATTGGAAAGCATTATCAACTTTTGCTGCAGATCCAATAGTTTTAGTTAATGCAAACTTGCCAGCATTATATGCTTTTGCTACTTTACCTAGAACAATAGTAGGGTCTAGGAATATACGGAAAGCGGCATCACCGGTACCTGAGATCCAAGTATAAAGACCGCTCTTACCTTCAAGATCTTTTGGTAAGAAAAAATTAGCTACATCTCTACCAAATGAATACTTAGCAGCATTAACTTTTGCTACTGCTTCATCAAGTAAAGGATCTCCATCAGGCTTTGAAGCCTCGGCAGCAATACGCTTTTGTTCAGGATTCTGAGCATTAGCAATAATTTGATCTAATGGAATACCTGCTGAAATCTGTTGTGCTACATAAACTCTATTTTGACCATAAGTAGCAACTGCTTTTGATATACGACTCTCATCATATACCTGCTCACCATTAGCACCAGATCTACGAAATGCTGAAGCTAAATCTGTTTGCTCACCTATTGCAATACGACCTGTGCGATACGCTCTAGTAACTTGATCAGATGCCCAACTAGCTGCTTTTAAAACTTCTTTTACTGGCTCAACAATTGGTTTAACTAACCAAGAGGCTGCCTTCATTACAACGCCTTGTCCTGGTTTGGTTTCATCAGCACCAAAGAACTCAGCCATACTCTTTTGTTGCTCTGCAGTTAATTGATTATATTCAATAGCAGCAATAGCATCTGGTAAATTAGTTAAAGATGTATGCTTTGAATACATATCAGAAAAAGAATTAATCTGTTCTTTTTGCGCTGGGTTCAAACCAGCACGCTCTACTGCTTGATAAAGATTACCTTTATTTACATTCTGAGCCATTAAAGTCCTCTAGATAAAGCCTGCTCGTATAGGGCAGCAATTTCTCCATTAGTATCGTACGGAAGCATTTGAGCTAATGTTTGTGATAAAGATTGCTGTTGTTGCATTTGGTTCATCATTAATACTTCATCGCCACCACCATCACCAGGTTTTACACCTGTAGTAATAGGTTCTTCTGGGCGTTGTGATGGTGCAAATAATGGAGTTACTGGAGGAAGCGCAGTTCTTGGCCTACCGCCTCTATCATCTGCTTCACCGGCTGTCGTTGACAATGGCATTTGTGATTTAATTGCTGCTGTTTCTACACCTTCACCGTAATATGCTGAAGGTAAATCTGTTCTCTTGGAGAATTTACCAGGGCCTGATGCTCCTGCTAATGGGCCTCTTGCCATTATTCCTCCTTTAAAGTTTCTAAATCTTGTGCGAAGTCTTGCCAGACCTTCGTCTCATAAGTTTTTTGGTTTGAATGATAGATAGCTAATTGGTGCAGATCATCTGCAAGTGCTTCTATCACTGATGTTAAGTTTAAAAAGAATCCTGATACTATTACTAAATAATCAGACAAGCGCACTGGGCGATTAAGATTATTATCTTGGTTCACCCAGTGCTCCTATCACTAAATAATTTAACCCTTTTTTGCTGATGGGCCTTTACGACCTGCTGGTGTGTATCCGAAGAATACTTTTCCAGTTGTTGGTGCTGGTGCGTTCTTTGGCTCTACAGGCTTTGCTTCAACTGCCTTAGCTCTTGATCCTTTGTTCATTTATTCACCTCCCTTATTATGCTGCGCCGCCGATAGAGGCGAGTAATTGTGCGATATCTGGTTGAGGTTGACCAGCAGCAGGGGCCTCTCCGCTTTGTTGTTCTGGAGTTGGCTGCGAGGCAGGAACGGGGGCCGCTCCTGCTACTGGAACTTGTTGTTCAGGCATCATTGGTGCAGGAGCCACTGGCTCCGGTGCAAATGCCTTAGCAATAATCGTTTCTAGTTGTAATCCTTTTTGTCTACCCGCAATGACATCAGCGATCCTAGTAATAACTTGAGATGGGTCTTGACCCTGCGAGGCAAGCATTGGTATAGCTTGAGCATACTGGGCAACAGCAACACGAAGAGAATCACGCATTTCTTCAATGTCCACCCTTTGTTCTTCTTGTGTGACATTTAACTCCATAGGGATTTCTCGGCGAACATAATCTCTTGACACTAACTTATCGCTACGCATTTGTAGTAATGCAATGATGGCTCGGTTAGGATCCATACCAGACATAATGCCGTAACGTACATCTACACCATACTCGCCTTTAATATCACGAGATGGAATATATTTAAGTGTATAAGGTGTACCGTCATCGGTTCCCTTAATTTGCTTAGTTACATTACCAAAGATCTTCTCATCTACTTCAAAGCATAGAGATACCATCTCAGTAAACAAGCGAGCAAACTGTGCTTGCGCTGCTTTAACCTGTGTATCAAATCCTGCTTGTAGTGCTTGTACACCACGACCAGTTACAACAGAGGCATCAATATTACCTGAGCGAGTTTCTGGATAACGAGCACCCATACGAAGTTCACGCTCTAATACACCAGACTCTGTAAATACACCTGCTGGTAGTTCTAGTGGAACTCTACGAATACCTTGTGGATTAGCAGAACGCATAATCGCATCTGGTCCAAGTGCAAGTTCTTGTACATCTTGTGGAATAGCAATAGGTGCTTGAATAGATTTCTCAGCAGCTTGAATCTGCAATACTGCAAAGCGAGCACGGGCTAACTGAACAGATAGGATGTCATCAAACTGACCACGAGCCTCACCATCTAATGATGATCTCATTGCTACATTTGCTAGACACTTACCTACTGGGTTAGGTACATTAGCTAATATTAAATTCTGACGTTCTGGTAGGAATATTAAGTCTTGATCTTTGTCGTGGTAACGAACCAAAGATACTGATGGGGAACCCTGTTGCCATCTATTGTGTGGCATAATCTGGGTAGCGTACTCTGGGTACTGCGCTGCTAAAGTCTCAGCATCGGTAGTAACAACCTGTACTAAAGATACAGTTCTACCAAAGCGATCCATCTCAGGATATACACCAAAAGGATTTAGTAAACGAATACGAGGATTGTTTGTCTCGTAATCCATTTCAATCATTGCTGGCAACATACCGTAGGTATTAAACCAGTCAGCACCCTGATACATCTGGATCTGTAGATCAGATGAGGTTACATAATAATTAGCAATACGAGTTCTCATATCAGCAGCACGGCGCTGAGTATCAGATACCATATTGGTTGCAGAGCAGTTAAAGGATGGCAGTGGTGCCATTACCTCTGCTAGGTCACGGGCAGCTACATCTACGAAGTTAGCAACTAGTGGCTTTGGATAATCTTCGGAAAACATAGATGGATATACTTTTGATATATCACCTTGGCGCACCGATAGAACATCTCGCATACGCTGATCTCTAGCAGAGTATCTAGTTTGTATACGAGCTGCTTTCGCAACTACCTCTTTAGGTGTTAACAACTTTTCTCCTTAGATAAATGTTTTATCTTTCTGCAATAGTAATTCGTCTATGTTTATAACCATCCGTTTAGACTTTTCCCTATTGGATAAAAATGGGTTTTTCATATGATGAGTTTGATATTGACCGTAGTTGATCATCTCTCTTGCCCTGATCTCGCAGAACCAAAGCGCCATCACCATATCGGTCTTACCCTTAGTGGCAGGTGACCAAGTTATCAACTGCTCTATAAGAGCCTTGACATTCTCGGTTTGATCACTAGGCAAATGAATCAGATTATCTCTGTGGTGTTTGCCATCGTGCTGCTTTGTTCCAAACAGTGTAGACATAGAGGCCACACCGAATCCTGAGTCCCACTTATTATTACCTGTGTGGTGTTCCTTTAGAACAACTCCACGAGTTGCAAGATGTTGGCGTATACCCTCATCCTGCGTTAGGAAAGATTGGAAAGCGTTACGCTCTACGATCCATTCGCTAGGCTTGTATAGCTCAGTCCAGTCAAATATTAACTGGCGGATCTGCGCTGGAGTCGGCCTTGTAATCTTGATAGCATCAACAATGAAACGCTTATTGGTAGAACGATCAACAGCATAACAAATAGCAGCAGTGTCCCCAACCATTGCAGGGTCCAAACCACAAATATAAGTAAAGCCTTGAGTATCTTTAGGATGACCTGGATAGCCTGGATTTAAACCACCACTCTTTCGCATACCATCAATAGATCCTCTAACACATACTGGATCAAAGACTGCATCATCTGATATATCTTGTTGCTGATAGATGAGCGCCCAAGTTGAGGCATCCATAGATTGACGTTCGTTAAATAAATTTCTACCAGACCAGCGAGGATATAGACCTTCCTCATTCTTGTCTGTTTCCTCTTGCCCATCAAAGGGTTGATCAGAGGCAGGCCATAAGGTAACCCACTTATCGGGATCCTCATTAGCATCTAATAATGCTGGCATTGCTAGATAGGTCCAAGGTACTAGGCCACCAGGATATCTATCAGGGTTGCGTAACTCCTTGTATAAATCTACAGAGGCTACACGGGTACCAATAATGATTAACTTGCCTGTTGGGTTAAGACGAGATCTAACATCTTGTGTTAACCACTTGATCTGCCGTTCAAAGTCATTGGCATTAGATAAAGTAACAGCATCATCTACTATGATCATATCTGCTCGTTTACCGTAGATCTGACCGCCAATACCAACTGCTTCTATATTGGGATCCTTCTCACTGGATTCACGCAATTCATCCCCGAAGGTAACACGGGTCGCTTGCCAGGAGGCGCTCTTAGATTTGAACCCTACGCCAGCAGCGTATGCTGCTTGTAGGTCCTCGTACATCGGGTGAGTCAGTCGTTGCTTGATGGCGTAGAGAAAGTCACCAGCTAATCGCTGGGTCTGTGAAACTATTAAAACTCTAAAGTTTGGGTTCTGACATAGTAGCCAGGTTACGTAGTCAACTGTGATGGTAATTGACTTGGCGTGGTTAGGAGGTATGTTTAAAAGTATGCGGTTGTTATTTAGACCCTTCTCATACTTCATATTAGGATGAAGCCAGCCTGGGTCATTACCCTCTATTACATCAACTAGATTTTGTTGATGGGGGAAGGTTGCGTTATGAAGGAAGCGTTGTCTGAACTCTGCGAAGGTAAGATCGTGAACATCACTAGAGGCAAAGGATTTATCTCTTAGACCTAACCTAGTTCTATCCATCTTATCTGCGAAGACCTTGTCGGTCCTGCGGTAGTACTCGTAAGTCTTTATAGATTTGCCGGCTGAGGCACAGCCTTGCTCAACTGTCATTCCTTCAGCTACACAACCTAAGATAATTCTTTTCGCTATGTCTGCTGAGTTCTCAGCCATCTAATTCCCTCTGTGGATAAAGCTGTGGATAAGCGCCGTAATTGAAATCTTTGATTTTATTAATGGGCAGAATATTATACTGGAGAGAATATTACACTACACCTGCCGCTTGCGTATGTTGTCCGGTAACTCCCGAAGGAGCCACAGCGACTGAGGGGTAAACCTCGTCTTGCCCTTAGGGGGCATCGCCGAGGTTTCACCGAGGCGAGGTGGTCGTAAAACTCATCACTCCCCGTTTTACTCCCCTACTATATATAAGGCGGGAAATATACTTGAATTCCCGTTTTTACACAAAAAATCTTTCTAAATGTGACGAACCTCACTTACAAAGTATATCAAATCGGACATTACGGACATATACGGGTAGCTTCACTTTAGTCAAAATATTTAGAAAGGGTACATACAC